GGAGGGCGGCAACGTCTGAGTAGAGGACAATATTTTTATTAAAATTACAATTCATATTTCTACCAAACTACCTAAGCAATACGTTCAAAATACCTATAATTCTATTGACGTTAAACCATAATCATTTTTTTAGTCTTTCTCGACTAAATACCCGTAAGTTTTACGGATCGTTCCTTATAACCGGAGAATTTAACTTAGTAATTTTGCCTCTTTTATATTCTTAAATTCCGAACAAGGTATCTGAGATATAGCCAACAATGATGATCTTAACCATGTTACAGCATTATCAATATCCTTATATCTTACTGTACCTATTCCTGTTTCTCCGTTTGCATCATCATACCATATAACAAAAGTAATTCCATTACATTCTTGAATCTTTTTCATTATATAATCTTGAAATGGAGTTAAATTTAATTTACCATTTCTCATTATTTTAAATTCAAGTGTAACGAATAATCCATTATAACACATAAGAACATCAGGTATTCCTCTAGTTTGCATTGGTTCTCCATGTGTTTTAAAGAACCAACAAAAAGCATCAGATTCAAATCTTTTCATAAAAGAAGCAACAAAATCTTTTTCTTTTTTGGGGAACAATCTTTTCTTTTCATAAACTTTCGGCATCTTTTTTTACCTCCAATTGCATTCTTTTTAATAACTTAATAAATTCTGGTGTCTTAATATAAAATGTTTTTCTTCTTGTTAAACAATTACTTGATACTAATTTGGATTTAAGTTCTTTAACATAATCCCTACTCTTTCCACTAAAATCAACAAGATCATCATAAAGTATTGTATTTGTTGCAAGCATCTTGTTTACAAATCGTTCTGAGTTTACTTCAAGCATCCGTATTTCTTTAGCAATTGCTTCAATATCTGATAGTTTAGATTCATCCCTCTGATTATTTGAAAAATCAAGATAACCAAAATAAGGTGAATCATATATCTGATAAAGAAATCGTACTACAAATTCAACATGTTCCTTATGTACTATTACATTAATTCCATCTTCAGTTGAGAATAATCTACATGCAAGAGCTACTGCAAGTTTGGCAATTTTAATTCTTTGTACGCTTCCCTGCACCAAAGGAATAGCATCAGAGTATTTATTACTCATTTCAATTGCTGATTTGAGAATTTCATCCTCTGAATCTTTGGTGAATAATACATTGTTTTCTTTCCTACTCCATGTCCACATTAACAACTTATGACATAGTTCAGATGTATATTTATGATCTGGTTTCTTATGACTAGCTTGGTTTATTTTCTCTATCCCCACATCTTCTTTGGCGACTACGATTGCGAAGTCAAGTCTGGAAATATCTTCGGCTCTCCCCATGAGTTCTCTAATTGCTTCAACTCCTGTTGAGTAGTAAGAAATTGATTTAGTTGATCTTGGGTTACTGATCCAGATAAGGCGTACCCTGCTAGTAGTTTTTCTTGTTGAACCAACGACAGTTCGTTCAGCCACTCCATTATCACGGATACTACTGAGATTGGAGATTCCTGCAGGATCAAGGCCATTCGCTTCGTCAAGCAACACCAATCGCCCATCGTTAATTGGTAATACTCCCCAAGAAAAGGTGACATCTTTTCCAACTTGAGACATACCTCCGACAAGTCCCGGTAAAGTTGCTGATTCGAGGGTAACATACTCTCCTGCTCTATAGTGAGAACATAATTTAATTGCAGTTTTGGTTTTACCAGTTCTTGTATCCCCAATTGCAAGCATTTCATTCCAACCCTTAGCCACAACCGAGTTGAGGAATTTAAATCGAAGTACCGAGTGAAAGACCAGATCGTATCCGAAAAGCAGATTTTCTCGTCCAATGATTACCTCCGGTATGTTATATGATAAATCTCTTGATATTTCAAATGTTTTTTCATCTATTCCAGCATAACTTAAAATCCTTGGTTGAAATATTTTTAAATCCTCAATATCTTTCGGTTCCAATTGAAAGACATCAAGATTAGAAATTTCTGGTTCAGCAGAAACAAACAATTGTGTTGCTTCTTGAGTTTTTGCATCTGGTATAGTCTTTCCTTTGAATCTATATGCTTTGTTAAGTTGTAAATTATGTCCCTTGCTATAACATTTTCGTACTATAAATTGTCTGTCAATCTTTTCCGATTCTATCATCGGAGCTACGAAAATTTCTTCTATTGTCTGAGTATCAATTTCACATTTAAATTGATTGCAGTTTGATATTCCGCATAATGTTTTTATTTTATTACGTTGTTCTGTTTGTGTACATTTTATTAAATCTAGTGCATTTAAATCATCAATCTCTTTAACATATTTTCCACCTGTAATGAAAAGTATGCAACCCTTACAAGTATCACCCCTTGTAAATGAGCAATCCAAGTTGAGTTTCTTTGGTGCAAAGAAAGGTGAGAAGTTTTTTCCGATTGCAACAGCTTTGTATGTAACATCATGTCCATAATATTTTTCACTGACAGCAGCATAGTAATCAATTTCTTCATAAGTTTTTTTATCTTCTGGTTCTTCATAATCAACTCTAATTGCATTTTCTACACAATCATTCCATATCGTTGTAAAATCTTGATCTTTATCTGAGCAATAAAGAACAAGGTCTGTAAAATCTCCCTTTGTTGGAAGAATCTTTGCCGGCAGATTTATTACATATGTTTCCGCATATTTGGATATTGCATCAGAAAGAACTTTTGCACCCCTTCTTCCAGCCTCATCCACGTCATAACATATATATACTTTTTTGTCCTGAAAGTTAGGTAATAATTCTGCACGAAACGTCCCTTCACCATTTGCAAACGTAATAGCTGGAAGTCCCATTTGCGTAGCCAGTATTGTGTCGGGTTCCCCTCCGAAGATAACAATCCTATCATGGTCAAGTGACTTTTCTGGCCACAAACGAACCTGATTATATCCTTCAATACCAAGAAACTTTTGTTTTGTTTTGTGATTAACATCATATTTCCTTATGTTTAATAGTCGTCCGTCCTTACTATGAATAGGTATGTAAACTCTTTCATCGCCCCATCCCAACTTGAAATCAATAATCGTTTGCAGAATCCATCCACGCTTGATTAGTAGCAGTTTTTGCAGATCAGCAGATTGTAATAGCTTTTCATGAGAAACATTAACTTCTGTAGGAGTTAATACAGGAGCTTTCTGGTTTCCCAAGATTGCATTTTTTGCTTTTGTAAAAGAACAATTGTGATACTTCATGTAGAAATCGAAAATATCACCACCTATATTGCATGAATGACAATAATATAAACCTTCTTCAAGGTCTAAACTGCAACTAGGCTCTGTATCAGCATGGAAAGGACAGATGACATTTTGTTTCCTTACTGTTTCTTTCAAGTCGGGAAAGTAACGCTTGTAAAATTCAAGGAATTTCATAGCGTGCCTTTCTCGAATTATAGATGTTGACTGTGTGGTAGATTCATACAGAGGCCCGTAAGACACGCCCTTATTTTTATCTCTGCGCTCTCGGTGGTCCGAGAGGGGGCTTCCTCCGCTTGCCATCCGGCTTGTACTACCAGCGATCTGCGCTACCTAAGCACACAGTCAACTAAATTTAATTATAGACTACTTCATCCCACAATTCTTCTTATGTCCAGTTTCAGGATCAATACCCATTGATAACAAAGTCTGTTTTGTTGAAAGATGGTTAGGTTTTTCCCAACAGACTGTAGGTTGATAACAAAATGGACAATAACCATCAAACAAAAGTTCAAGTCGTCTGACCCTTTCCTCTATACTAATTTCATTTTCTGCAGGTTGTTCTTTTGCCATTAGAAAACCACATCCTTGTCTTGATTTTTAAGACCTTGACCAATGAAAACCTCATCGGCTTTGAGCTTTTTCTTAATGTAAATATTAGTAAAATCACCTTTTGTTGTCTTGCTTGTTTTTACTTGAATTTCATAGATACCATCAAGTACATTTGGAAAGTGTTCTTTTTCAACTGTATTCCATTTAAAATTAACAGGAATACCAAGTGTACGAAAATCTCTTGTAAGCCAATCAAGATTTTCAACAGTATCCATGTTGCCCCACTTGAAAATGGTACGATGAACATACTTTCCATTCATGATTTCAAACTCTATTACATTCTTTATCTTACCATTATCAAGTTCTCTGAAATAAATCTTGTCAAGTCTTGCCTGATATGTATCATCAGGCGGATTCCCCCCATAATCTTCAACCTGTTCTGGACGATGTGATTCAGAAATGTTGTCCAAAAATCCATCAACGGCTTCACTCATTTTGTTTCTGCTCCTTTCTCTTGATAATTGTTAAAAATTTCCTCAATCCTTTTCCAGTTCGGACGGTCTTTGAGAATTTCAATGTCACCAAAGGAAGCTAATCTCTTAGTTCTGTCACCTGCAATATATGTTTCATTTGGAGTTGTTCTGATTATTCTTCTATATCCATCCTTATCCTGTATTGAAGTCATTAACATGATTATTCCGGTAAGACCATCAATCATGTTCCATATATAACCTTGAAGTGTTGGTACGCTTCTGGTTATTGTTGCAGTTCTTGTTTTAATCTCTTTTTCATCAACATGGGAGATTAAAATAAGACCATAGGGACTCAAGGCAAGTTTGGTTAATGGGCGCATAAGTTCATCCTTAACCATATCATAACCTTTACCCCATTCAAGATCAGAAGGATGTTGAACATTATGTTTCTTCATAAGATAATTGACACACATCTTATGTAATCTATCAATAGTATCAATGGCGGCAACCTTGAATTTGTGTTCCCCCGACACAAACTCCAAACCTGCTTGAGCAAATGTTTCCCAATCAGGAATTGGTATCTGGTAACATTCCAGAGCATCAAGGCCACCGCCAGTATTCATAAAAAGTACATCATCTATTTCAGAAATTAATGTACTTTTACCTATCTTTGGTGGGCCATAAAGAAATATTACATGATCCATTAAATTCGTTTTTGGTTTCGTTTTTTCAGTAGGTATTAAGCTCATTTGGTTGTTCCTCCTTTTATATTGATCTGAAAATTAGTTTCATTTGTTTTTTAAAACTTTCGTATGCTTCCTTGTTTTCAAAAGTAATATCAAGTTCTTCATCTTCGTTTGAAAACACTATAACAAGTTTAGTTTTATCATCTACAAGATAATCTATTTCTGTTTCTGGTCTATTTGTAAAAAAACTATAATCTTTATAACTCATATTGGCACCCCCTCTAATCTGAGTTCAGCAACAACTCTATTATATAACAGATTAAAGGCGTTCCAAAATTCAGCAGAATGTCCACTTATGCCATTATAATGCACTACTTCATGGCATAATGTGTTTATAAATTCTGTATTCGTAATTGATGGTTCACCAGTAAGATCAAGACTTATCCAAATTTGTTTTGTATTGGCCCTACCATATGCCTTACCATCATGTTTCAAATGTACTGCATCTGGCGTTGGTACTTTAAGATGTGGATTCCTAGTCATAACTCTAAACACACGTTCAATTACATCCTCATAATCAAGTGCTTTCATGTTTTCGTTCCTCCGTTTCTGTGGTTTGTTCGTAATACGTTTCCAATGTTTCCTTTGTTGGGTTTGAACAATACTCAATCATATCACAAAGAGAATACAATCCTTTACAGTTTATACCTCTTTGAGTCCACCTATTCTGTATATGACACATAGTTAATTCTTCAATTATATTATTGAAGTTTGGCTTAAATCTTTCAATTGATTCCTGTTTAAATTCTGGATTCTGTTGAACAAAATATTCATCAGGTTTTTGAGAAAACAACGATAATATTTCTTGTCTGTATTGCTCAAGAGTTTGATTTTTCTTTTGCCTTATTGCTGGTTTACGCATCCACCTGTATAATATACCATTAGGATTTATATTATTCATCAAAAGAGATAGCCAATAGGTATTAATCTGAAAATTGGTAGGTAGCTCTTTTACCATTGTTGTATTTACTTGACTTGTTGTTTTAAGTTCAAGTAAACTTAATTTATTCCACATATCATGAGCAAGACCATCTAATCTACAAACAACAATAATCTTATAACCAAACTTAATAAACTCCATTTTTGTATGGTATTCAGGTTCAACTTTAGTTACATGAGTTGCTCTATCTAAAAACATTTCTTTATAACCAGTTATTAACCCTTGAGCAACTATACCATTTGTTGTAAGTTTATCAACTTCTTTTTGTTTAGTCATATTCATGCTTTTTTCAAGTTGAAGTTTATCAATGTATGCCAAACAAAAAGACAATGGTTCACCTTTATGTAACCAATACACACTCTTGGCTACACAATCACCTATATCAATATTTTTATTGCGACCTTTTGGCTTGTACTTACATACACAAGTCATATAATACTTAAACGGACAAGTCATGAAGTTCGCAATATCATGTTGATGAACCTCTATAGTCTTTCCAGCAAACGGTACAGGAACGACTTTAGTGGTTGCTGTATTGGTTCTGACACTAATTGACTTTTTTGGAGTAGTGTCGGTTGCTGTTCTTCTTCCATAAGCTGCAGATCGTCTGCCCATAAGAATCTCCCACAAATACTACATCTTAACCAAATGTTTATAAGTTTACCGTTCCATCCAAATACCGGAATTTCCTTTATGTCATGTGGACATTCAAAAGAGATTGGATTGTTGTTCTTCAGCATCAGATTTAGCTTTCTCTTTCTTTTTCGATTTCGTTTGTCCTTTTATGTAATCATCCCATCCTCTTGCAATATCTTCCTTATAATTCCACCAGTTACCGGGACTATTGATAAAGTTTTTCATATGCTTAACCAAAGGTGCATCGGTATATGGCATAATATAAGGAACATGATCGTAGTTTATTAAAACTTGACAACGATGTAAATCTTGAGTAACGTTTGTATCATATCCGGCAAGAACATAGAACCTTGCTTGAATATTATATTCTTTTGCAAATTGTAAACCACGAAGAATTAATTGTTCATCTTTCATTCTGTCCCAAGCAAAATGGTAACGTCCATCGAACTTTGTTTTCTTTATTGCTTCTGCTTTTTCAGCATCTAGCAATCTAATGTCCAGACCGTGTTCTTTCAATGTAAGATCAGCTTTCCATATTTCTTCAAATGTATCTTTCCAAAAATGATCCATGAATGTGTTATTATTCATTAAACAAATTTTCTTAAACTTTCTATCATGGAATTCCCAAATGCTATGGTGTTTCTTGTCTGGATGTTTAAAAGTTTTGGTTAAGCAAAACTCACACCTACGGTAACACGGTCTGAACGTGTAACCCATACTGAAATCATTTTTCTTATACAAATCATAATCAGGTTTTAACTTCTCAATATGCGGTGGCAAAATATTTTGTGGATATTGTGGGCCACCAAACTCATTAGCCATACTAAATCTTCCATTACTTTTATTATGGTTAAACAATACACTAGCATAAATATAATCATATTGTCTAACCGTATCATTTAAATAAACTTCATCCCCTTGCGATTTGTGCCAAGCGGATAATTTCATCAAGGCAAGATTGTAATCCGGTGCGTCTGTCATCAACCCTATTATCTTTTTCATTGTCGGAAACTCCAATTCGATCTTGTAATAGAACTATACCTGCATGTTTAATAATAAATACATTTCCATCATCATCAATTATTTTTGTTTCTTCCTTTGATATTTTCCCGTTTACCTTTGTAGCTGAAAACCAATTAGCTGATACCTCTTTCCATTCAAATTCTTTAGTTTTTTGTTTCTTCACTGGAACTTCACCAATTTCCCACATCCATACTGGAGTTGCTTCTATAATAAAGTTTGTTGAATATCCTGTTTCTTTACCAAGTTTATGACAAAGATTATAGAAAGCATCTGTTTTTGTATTAGCACAAGTCCAGAATGTGTATCTATCCCCAAGAAATTTTATATGTCCCCTGTATCGTTTCATATTTTAATCCTCCCACATTCCTCAACACGGTGGAATTTATTAGCCAAATCTTGAAGTGCTTTTTGTGCTTCTTGTGCTTCTTTACATTCTGAAAAATCAAATCGACAGAAATGATATGCAAGTTGCGCAGCAAGTCTAAGTTCAGCTTTTATATTAAAACTTGAACAACGGAAAGCAAACCCTGTTGAAAAATCAAGATCGGCCCCTGACAGATTGGCCCAGTACAGATTGGCCCCTGACAGATTGGCCCAGTACAGGTCGGCCCCTGACAGATTGGCCCAGTACAGGTCGGCCCCGGTCAGGTCGGCCCCGTACAGGTCGGCCCCTGACAGGTTGGCCCCGTACAGGTTGGCCCCGGACAGGTTGGCCCTGGACAGGTCGGCCTCTGACAGGTCGGCCTCTGACAGGTTGGCCCTGGACAGGTCGGCCCCGTACAGGTTGGCCCCGGACAGGTTGGCCCTGGACAGGTCGGCCCCTGACTCAATAGCTTTTTTTATTGCAAATTTTATTGATGTAGTTTCAATTGAAAAAATAATACTACTATTAAATCTATTTTTAATTTCAAATAACTTTTTCAATTCTCATTCCCCCTTCAAATTTATTGTATCTCCACCATCAGCAAGGAAGTTATTAAATTCCTCTGATTTTTTGTATCGTTTATCAGTGTCAAGTTTCAAGTACCCCATCTTAATCAATCTTTTTACAATCTGTTCATTATTGTCAAGACAATTAACTATATCATGACGATAGAAGCATTGATTCATGCTCATATATCTTCTCTGATGTTCATCAAGCACCAAAAGTGAAGGTAAAAATGCTTCATCTAATAGTTTTTCTGTTGGTTCATAAAACCGTCCACCTATTTTCTTAACGTAACCACCTTCAATAAGTACAGCATAGGTATAATCCAATACTGAACCAGACACAACAAAAGCATTATTTATGTCCCTTAGTTGCATTTTGGAACAAATGAAGTTGGTGTTCCGAATTTTGAACTCGTGCGATCTGCCCATCTGTCGCCTCCATATCTGGATATTCATCATTTGGTTTTACAACAATATCTACTTCATAATCTCTATCCTCAGCAGTTGCACATACAATGAAGCATCTACTTGAAGGACATTCATTTATGTATTTTATATCTTCATCGGTTAAAGCACCAACTTGGTGACAAAGTTTTGTATAGAGTTCACAGCACAGCTTTTCGATTTCTTCTGGAGTTGGTAATTCATTCTTGTCGCATTCAACATTGTAAAGGATTTGTCTTACATGATCGAAAGTGTAGTCAACGAGTTCAGAAACAGCTTGATCTTCCATTTTCAGTCTCCCTTTTCCGATTTAGGTTGTGGGTAAAAACTTGGGGGCTGTACAAGATGCCGGGCATTGGCATTCTTTTTTTAATCTTGAAAAAAAGTTTAGTTCAGCCCCCAAGACGGTCACTTCTTTACAATTTTCTTCTTCCGCTTTTTGTAAACTCTTTTCTGTTTCTTTTCTTCCTCCGGTTCGAGAATGACAATCATGTACTTAATTTTCATGCTGTTCCTTACTCGGAATAGATTTCTTTTTCCCCTTCATCATTCTCAAGAACAGTCAGCTTCGCATCTTCTTTGTTGAACTCGATGGCAGCCAGATCACATTCATCTGTAATACCCTGAGACTCAACAGCCTCTTTAAACTCTCCCCATGTCATTTCAAGTGCCATAATATCTATTCCTCCGTGTATTTTTTCGGCATTACGCCCTGCCGGTGGGTTGCTAGTGTAATATTACAAATATTGGTTCCTTATATAAATATACTTCAAAATGTTGTTCTATTAATTGAAGTTGTTTTAAGTTTTTAACAAACAAAACAATTTCACTATGATAAAATGATATTCTTAAGTATTTATATTCTACAAATTCTTTATAAAAATCACCAAATTCCTCCAGTTGATATGGTAAACTAATTCCAATTCCTTGAATTTCAGGAATGAATGTAAATCCTATTAATTTACCTCTAAATAAAATCCGGTGTTTGTAAAGCATTTTTCCTCTCAGTAAAGGTAGGAAACACTCACTACCACTTTTTTATATTTACTTTTATCAATATAAAATCTTTGCGTATATTCATTTAACACTTCTATCCAACTTCCATGATGCTTATGCTTGACTATCAAATGAACTTCATTATTTATCTTTACTGGTATAAAGACAATTAATGAAACTAATATGATTAACCATGCTAGTTTGCAGGTTTTGCGTTTTTGATATATATTATAGTCTATTCTCTCCATCTGTTTCCCTTATAAACATTGTTCCTCTTGTATAATCAGGTTCTACTTTATATCCGCTTTGTCTTAATGTATCAGCACAAAGTTTTAATACATGTTTTAATTTCTTTTTCGTCATTGGATATGTAATTGTTAGTTTCATAAAACCTTTTTGGTGGTAATGACAGACATAGGCGAAGGGAGAACAACCTATGTCTGCATTACCAGCCCCTCCCCACAAGGGGCTATCTTTTAATTCGTTCAATGTGCTGATATTTATTCAGCACCTTATTTATAGTATTTATTGCATCATTTATAATATCAATATCTTCCAATTCATATGTCACTACTCCAAATTCTTCAAACAATTGCCTAGCATCTTTACCTTTATATTGCTGTAAGTGACCTATATATTTATCATCGCAGTAAAGGTGATTTGGCTTTTTCTTCCTCATTTCATCCAACCTTCAATCGCAGGAAACATAAGATAATACCAGAATGAGAAAAACATAATAGCCGCAACCGTGTAAGTAATAAATCCAATAATCGCATTCATTTCCGGTGATCGTTTCACTTGATTTTGCATTTCAACCTCCGATTCAGTTTGCGTTGCTTCTTCTTACTTATTGGTTTATTCTGATTTATAAGATTTCCACCTTCTCCGACAATGTATTTATCTCCAGATTTTGCAAATTTAACTTCGTATCCTGCACATTCTTTATTTCCGGGCCAATATTTCGTTGGTTTTGGTTTTTCTTCTTCCAATTTAACGTCTTGCATTTTAACCTCCATACGCAATGTTGAGATAATCCTTGGTCACAATATCAGCAACAGATTTTTTACTACGCAAAATCTTATATATGGAAATATCTATCGTATCCTTGCAAAGAAGATCAATATATGTTACTTTGTTGGTTTGTCCGGCCCTATGTGTTCTATCCTCAGACTGTAGCCTTTGCTCAAGTGAATAACTATTGGAAAAATAGACGACAATTGTCCCAGCAACCAAGTCAATACCGTGACCTCCAGTGCTAGCTGTTCCAATGATGACTTTGGTTTCTGGATCGTTTTGGAAAGAAGCCACATTCCTAGTTCTTTGGTCATTGTTCACATCCCCGAATAGTTGGACATATTTAATTGACATACTTTCACATAACTTCGATATGTTTCTAACATCCTGCCTGAACCGCGCCCATATAACCATCTTACTAGAATTTGATTCCTCCAGAATATCACGAAGCGCATCAAGTTTTGGATTTTCATCAAAATTAACCTCCTTCCCCATGGCATCTACAACAAATCCCGATGTTATTTGGCTTAATCTTAATAATTGCGTCAATATTATAGGTGCTGTAACGTGTTCACTACCTTCTATTTGCGTTATGGCCCACTTAACCATTTCCGTATATTTTTGTTGATTATACGGTGGTAATACTAAAACACGATGATCGTATAATTTATCTGGAATATCTATACATTCAGCTTTAAGGAATCGTGTGCTTGACTTAAACATCTTGTCAGAAACTTCATCTAACGCCCACTGTCCTTTGCTGATTAGTTTGAATCCTTGTTTCCAAAAATACTTTTCAAGAAAAGCATCGTAGTTAAGACCAAAAGTTTTACCTGAATCCAAGAAAGCATACTGACTAAATACATCATATGCATGTTGGGTAATTGGTGTTCCAGTAAGTATGGCTTTATACTCAGTTCGTAACCCAAGATCAAGGACAGCCTTTGTTCTGTTAGCTCTTGGATTTTTGATTTTAGTTGTTTCATCGCAGATTATCATCCACCTTTCATTTACTACTGCCAATAATTCATCTATTATCAGTGCGCAAGTTTCAAAGTTTACAACTACTGCTTCATAATCCATTTTGAGTAAATCAAGTTTTTCCTGCCGCGTACCCTTCAAAGGAACAGCTTGGACCCCATCATGCCCCCATTTTTCAATCTCGACCACCCACTTATCAAGCATAGACAAAGGACAAATCACCAAAAGATGATCTATCTTACCTTGTCTATGCTTGATTTCATATCCTTCGACTCCTGCACGTGTTTTACCAGTACCCATTTCCCACAAGTATGCATGATAATCTGTTTTCTGTTGCCAAAACTGACTTATATGCTGATTCTTGAATGGTTCAGGCATACCTTCTTTAGTGTATAATTTCGGAAATCTGGAAACATTATCTATTTTCAGCTTGTTTAAGAATAACATATCCGCTGATTTTTTAACTCTATTACCAAGATATTTATAGATTGCTTCCCAAAGGCTATATTTCCATACCCATCTATATTCATTATATCTGTCGGTTTTACCATCTGGATGATCTTTAAAAAGAATCTCAATATTTTCATCATTAAGTGGATAAAAATATCTATTTCCTTTTTGTCTCCAGATTCCACCTTTCAGATTAAATCTTTGGTATGAACTTTTAGCATTTACACAAATTGTATGGTTTGCTCCAGAATACCAAAACAAAACCATTTGACTTGAATCTTCCATTTTATCCTCTAATTTGTGTGGTAACTGTTTGTTCAATCAGAGCACCTAAACCCTGTCAAATCTAGGTGCTCTTGTTCAAGAAACAGTCGGTAGTCTAGTCTGAATCCCTGTACTTTAGTCCATTATATCACCCCCTTTATAGTGCATTCCTCTTGATTTTAAACACAACCTCTATCGGTGTCTTGTCCTCTGCATCAAAGGAAAAAGTTATTCTATCCTTGCCCTCAAATTCCAACAGTCCCTTAACAGTTTCTTGGTACATTGTTTTAAGATCAGTCTCAACTTTTTCTCTCATTGGTGCAAGCTGCTCACGAAATGAGTTCATCATCTTATGCATTTCTTGGTACTTCTTCATTAACTCTGGACTTATTTCTGGTTTTGATAAAACTTCTTCTGCCATGTTATTCCTCCCCGAAGCATTTTTTTCTGCGATCACATTTATTGCACTCTTTAGCCCAAACCTTTATACCTTCAAATTGATAACAACAAGCTTTCTCCATCTTGTTGATAATATCAAGCTCCCGCATCATTTCAGCCGTGAATTTTTTCTCTTGAATTAAAGCAGAAAATCTGGAATAGAATTTGACTTTTAAACCAACTTTAAAATCTTCAATGGCCTGTAATTGCATTTCACGAATTTGATTATTGAAATACTCATTAGCAGTTCTTATTCTTGTAAGTTGTCGCCAACTATCACCTTCAAGCAATTGTAATGCTTTAAATCTAATGTCTTTATCCGAGGTGCTATCCACCAAAGAGTTAAGGTGCTTAATTGCATCGGCTTTGGATTGACCTGCTAAATTGCGCAGATCAGGGAGTGAATTGTTTTTGGGTTTTTCTGGCTCTTTGACATATTCTGGAAATACGAACGAGAAGCAATCGACAGTATTCATGGTGTTCTCCCTTTCTTTTTGTGGGGTTTGTGGGGTTAAAGGTTTATCTTATATAATATGCCGCATATTCAACTAAATTAATAGATAATACCTCATTTATTGTTACATATATTGATGAAAGTATTAGTATCCATTCGATTATTGTTTCAATCATGGTATATACCTCCATCTTTTATAATTCTGAATGCACAAAATAGTGCCTTCACTTACGCCATATTTATCAGCCAATTCCGTGGCCTTCATATCTTCACATTCTCTGATAAACTTAACATCATTAGGTTGCAATCTTCTCTGCCCCAAAGTATCAATCTCGTAATAATCGAGATTAATGATGGCTTTCATGTGTGAAGTATTGATGCAAGATAGATTCCCGCAAGTCATAAGTATTTTTTGATCTTCCTCTAATTTATTGCCAGAGTCTTTGAACATTTTAACTTTGATCTGATTAACTCCTTTACCGGCCATAATATGACAGCCTTTGGCGTTTATAGTAAATTGAATTTGTTTCTTTTTAGGTGACAATGATCTAACCTTTTTATTTTTATCGTATCATATAATTAAGGAAAAGTCAAGAAAATTATTTAACTATTTTTTCCTTAATAATATTAAGGACTTAGGTAGGTATAGGATCGGATAGTAAATAAAGGTAAGGGAATCCTACATTGTGTAGGAGAATGACTACAGTGGTAAAATGAGGTAATAATTAACGTGGGAGTTATGGGATAAATTTTATAGGATGAACATATAAAATTTTAATATTTAAACTGTTGAGAAAGTTTTCTAATTCTTTTGATATGTTATTGGTTTCTAAATATTCGTATGGCAATCCTATTTGATATATGTATTTTAAATTACTATCTTTGTTTGTAAATTGATGAATTATTAATTGTCCAATAGCGGTTTGTAATGCTTGACATTCTATCATTATTTTGACTTCTGTTAAATATATAATATTATCATATATTGAAGCTATATCAATTAGTTGATAATTATAAGTTGAATAAAAAGATTTATCTTGTTTTAATATATTGTGTCCTTTTATTGCAAGATATTCTTCAATATGTTTTTGAAAATTTAATTCTAATCCACCTTTTGTTTTCTTTTTTTTAGTTTTTGTAGATAATTTTTCAAATGATTCAAGTGAAATAATATCATTTTTATAAAACAATTTTTCTAATCTTCTTTCTTCTAATTTATTGTTTAATGCTAATTTTTCTTTTTTTGCCTCATTATATCCCATTGTAGTATTCTCCGTTTGATTTAAGAATATAGTATTTTATTTTAAATAAAAAGTCAAGTAAATTCGCTGGAATAAATGCGTTAAATTTCACATAGAAAAAATTATCCTACGAGGGGTAGGATTTGTCTTACGAAGCTAAGTACCTGAAATAAGGGGACTATTTTTTTTTGAGTAAATTTTCACATAGGATTCGTAATTCAGTCTAAAAATAGCCTATGTTTTATAAAACTTTCTAGCTTAGTTTATATATTGTCTGTTAATATATTTTCTTGTTAATTATTTTTTTTATTATATTAACAATATACTTTCCTTTTTTTTTTTATTTTTTTCTTTTTCTTCTTTCTTCTTAAAATTGTAGTAGAATAGTATAATTATGTGATTTTGCGCATTTAGTTAAAATATAAATAGTATTAGGTAGTTAGCTATATAATTACTAGTAAATTAGTAGATTAGTTTGGGTAACTTTTCACATAGGGTTAAAATCGAATTGGTATTAATAGATTTAATTACTAGTAATTTACTAGTAGTGGGATATATTTTGTAACAAACATAAAAAAAGCGGGAATTTTCATCCCGCTTCTCTTATTTAATGTATGGAACTGTTACGGTGCGTCAGGTTTGGGCTGCTCGGTTTCAGGAGTTTCATCCTTTTTCTCTGCTGCCTTTTTGGCCGCTTTGGTTTTCTCGCTCTTGGCCTTGCGCGCTGTTTCACTGAGCATTTGGAATCCATAATCACCAAATACCTTGTTAAAATTGATTCCAATCTGGCCAATAGGATCGGTTTCGGTCTTGGTATCGGCATAAAGCTTGTCAATAACGGTTTTATTTGCTTCGATAACTGCCGCCATCTGAGAGACAAACAACTGCACTTCCGGTGTGAGAATCTTCTCGGCTTTAACCTTTTCCTCTTTGGCGATAAGTCCTTCTTTTTTAGCCTGTTTGACAACCGTCTGCAATTCGGCAAACTGTTTCTGAATTGCCATGATTTCCTCAAGGCTATACACTTTCTCGCCAACTTTCAAAGTTTTGGTTTCTTCTGTCATTGTACTATTCCTCCGGTTTGTTTAATGGATTGGATGTGCTCTAATGAGTAGTGATCCAATCTCATATTGTTTGAAAAGAGTATATACTATTTTGATCTATTTGTCAAGATAAAATTAGTAACTCGATTTTCTTTCCTGAATATTAATAAGGTTATTTCCGTATAACTTTGACCTTTTAATAAATCTCCTAATTCTTCTACCCAGTTCAAACCTTCTAGGCTTTTACTTATTCCGTTTATGGTAACATTAAGAATGGTCTTATCTCCAGAGTTTCCAATAATTTCTTTCTTCATCACCTTTTCTCCTTTCGTTTTTTTATTTTATTATACTATACCACGAAATAAAAAGCAATAACTATTTTTACCTAATATTGCTGGATTTTAAGGATATTGCGGTATATATAGCATGATAAGAGGGGGAGGGGATGCGCGCTTGGGGGGTCGCGCCATACCTCCAAAGATGCCCACAAATAACTCAACAATTTTTTGATCCATAAAAATTACTACTCAATCTTTCCCCTTTACATTCCTTATCTTTTATGCTATACATAAACAAAACCTTGGAGGATAGCTCACATGCCAATTGATCACGTTAATCTATTTCCATCTGGACTTAAAATTCCAATTGACCAATATTTACAAAGATACGAAAAACCTTATACAGTATGGACATGTCCTTGTGGAAACACCACGTTCTATTGGACGTCAATGCAAGAACTTGTTTGTACAGCATGTCAAGAAAAGCAATGTTTCTAACTTTGGTGCAAAGGAATAAAATAAAATGGAGCAAATTGCAATATTATTATTTTCATGTTCATCAATATTTGCATTATCAAATAAGAAATATAAATTAGGTTTCATACTTGGTTTATGTGGACAACCATTTTGGTTTTATACTTCTTATCAATCAAATCAATGGGGAATATTTTTAGTAAGTATATGGTTTACAATTAGTCATATAAATGGATTAATTAAACATCAATCGGAGGATAGCTCATGGGAACAACTCAAATAGGTATTGGCTCATATTCACCAAAACAACTTATTGTTAATTATCAAGATCAAGGCAATCTTATAGTTGGTAAATTCTGTTCCATAGGTTCAGACGTACAGATTTACTTAGGTGGCAACCATAGAACTGATTGGTTAACCACACATCCTATTCATAAATATTTTAATCCTAAAGGATATGAAGGATGTGAAGTATTTGGCTATCCAGGTACTAATGGAGATGTTAATATAGGAAATGATGTATGGATAGGTGATAGAGTTATAATACATTCAGGAGTAAACATACCGGATGGTGTATCAATAGGTTCTGATTCTATAGTTCGTAAACATGATAATAATTCATTACATGAGTTTGGTATATATATAGGAAATCCAGTTATTAAAATTGGGACTAGAGGAAATGCTGCACTATTACACCTTAAATTGGAAATTCCATGGTGGGATTGGCCCATTGAATACATAAAGGAGACTTACCCTTTGCTGCAAAGCGAGGATTATAAGAAGGTTGTAGAATATTTCTTCTTTAATAAAGAAAAAATACATGACGAACTTTTTAAGAAATAATTCTTGACATTTTAAAATTTATAAGATATAGTTAAAATAAACAAGAATTATAATTTATGGAGGTTGGTAACATGTCTATTTCAGTAAGATGTAGATGTGGTGATATTCTTACAATAAGAAGGATTGAGGATAATGGACAGCTTACACTTGAGCCATGCAACAATTGTGTAATAGCTGCCTATGCTCTTGGTTTCGATGATAGTACGGCAGAAGAAGATGAAAAGACGGAGTTCGATGATATATATTCTGGTACAGGTAGGCAATCTGTATGATACAGTGTCATTACTGTAAAAGACGAGAAGGACTTATTATATTCTTCAATAGTGCTGAGGAATATATTGAACATTTGAAGGTATGTAAGAATTGGACGTATGAATTAAAGCATCCCAATGAGGGTAGGGTAAAGAGGAATTTGTCGCAGGGGCGCGGTGTGGCTGGTGAGGAAGCTGGAAAAATTCGGGTTAATGAGCATCCTCCGGCCCGATCCCCCAAGGCCAGCTTCCTTACCTCACTAATTATGTGTGTAAAATGTTTTATACATAATAGGCAGCATTGTGGCAAATAGAACAATGAAGTTTATGGTGCCTCAAGGGTATCATCAGAAAACTCAGGAATATGTAAATTCCGTTAATGGTGATCTTTCTCTCCTTTATATATATAATGAGGATGGGGATCAGGTTACAGTAGCTACGGGGTTTGAGCTTGATGCCATAGTGAGAAGGATAGTTGAGGCAGGATCGGCAGAGGTTGTTTCATTGACAGAGGTTACGACTGATACAAGAACACAATGGGAGTCGGGAGTTCAGTGGCAAGAGGGTGTAAGTTGGAAGTAAACAAAAATAATTAAAAGGGGGGAAATGAGGAATGTCAGAAAAGAAGAATGTGAATTTGCAGGATGAATTTTTAAAATCACAAATCAGAATGAACAATGCTAATGCGGAGAATATTGAGATTTATAATAATGAAAGAAAAGAAGATGGCAAGAAAACTGTAGATACTATTAAGATACCACTCGAAGAACAAATTAAACCACCTTCAAAGAAATCTCTTGTTTCTTTTGAATCTGGACATTATAAGGAAATAAATGGTAGGTGGAAAGGTGACAGTGTTTGGTGTCACTTCTATAAAGAATCTGGAGGTATGGTTCATATTAACAAAGATAAGGTTGAGTATATTGAGGACTTTGAATAAAATAAGATGGATTGTACTGACGTAGCGACAACTAAACCACTTGCGCTTTCATTGTTTGCTCAGTATGCTGTAGATAAGCGGTTACTTGGCAAGCCAGTTACTACTTTGGCGCGTATGGCTGGTTTGACCGTTAATGATGTATTTACTAAATTAACACCGGAGTTAGAGAAGAATGATCTTGAGCAAACCATAAGATATGCTGAGGTTGGTCTTTCTTATATAGCAGTAATAGACAGGAACAGGTTAAGACAGGAGGTTGGTAGGGAATTTATCAAGACAATGGACTTGATAATTACTCGTATAAATGAGGGTCTTAACTCTAAAGAACATTGGATAAAGCGTAAGGCGATGAAACTTCATGCATATCTTATGGATGAAGCTGGAGAGAAGAAAAGATTTGTTGAATCTATACTTGTTGATGATGCATACAAAAGGATACAGGAGAGTAAGGAGAACATAAGTAAGTTGGAGAAAGAGATTCTTAATTTTGAACTGAACAATACTACTGGTGTTTTTGAGGCGAATACGATAACTGATGCAGCTTCTGTCGGATGAACAAAAAGAATTAAGGCAAAAATACAAAGAAAATCATTACTTACTTTGTAAGGATTTGCTTGGTTATAAAGACCTCACCGTAGGTTTTCACTGGAATCTTGTCTGTAAAAAACTCAACGAACAAAGAAAAAAATCCATACGGCTCTGGCTGCTTCCACGTGGTCATTTTAAGACGACAATCTTGACTATTGGGCAAGGTGTCCGACTCCAACTTAACAATCCTGCAATTCGTATTGCGATTGTATCAGGAGTCCTGGCGAATGCCCAGACGATGGTTACAGCCATAGGAAGCCATTACCTGACGAACGACAAATTTCGTTTGTTCTTCCCTGATTGGTGTCCTGTAAAGCCACAAGCACCAGAGACTGTATGGACGAAAAGTAATATTGAGGTTCCTAATAGATATTCAGATGGTGGACTTCGTGTTATGGAGAACACGTTTGAAGCATTTGGGGCTGATTCAACATTAACTTCTCGACACTTTGATTGGATAATCCTTGACGACTTGGTTACTAGAGAAAATACGACCACCGCCGAGCAGATGGAGAAAATAAAAGATTTCTTCAAGGCATGTTTTCCTCTGCGTGATAATCCTAGAACACCAATGGATGTGGTTGGTACTATATGGGATGATAATGACTTATATATGGACATGATTGAAGGTCAGTTTGGTGAAGATATAGAAGTCATTAAGTTCCCTTGTCGTATCAATGGAAAACCCATATTTCCTGAACGGTATCCAGAAGGTGAGCTAAAAGAAATTAAGAAGAAAATGGGGACATACCTATTTTCTTGTTGTTATGAACTTGATCCTGTACCGGAAGAATCACAAATATTCAAGCCTAAATATTTCCAATATTTCACGATTAATCCTGCAACTGGGATGATTAAACGTGATGATGGTGCGGAGCTTCCGGTAGGTGATTGTTTTATGACAATTGATGGAGCCACTGAGGATGGTAATGATTATTTTGCTATAGTTATAGGTATGATGGATTGGCAGAATAACATATATATACTTGATGCTTGGTGGGAACGAGAGACTTGTGATCCGGTTAAGTTCCTTGATAAGATAGTTGAAAAATATTTTAAGTGGTCTTGTGTTAAGTTTGCTGGACAAAAGTCTCTTATTGAAAAGATGTTAATGTCTTTTCTCAAGAAGAAGATGAAAGAAGATAAGATTTACCTTCAGTGGGAGGCTCTTGGTAAGAATACCAAGGAGAACAAAGAATTTTCCATAAAGAAATTACAACCGTGGTATGAGGCCAGTACAATATGGCATAATGTAACTTTGGAAGATACGGAGTTTGAGAATGAACTTACAAGATTTCCCAAAGCTAAACATGATGATCTTCCCGATTGTGAACAAATGCTTTTGGAAATACTTAGGCCATCTTCTAAAGTCAGTGAGGTTAAAAATTATGATCGCAATTCAATCGAAATGTGGAAAAGAAGGTTGAAACGTGCTTTAGGAAAATATCCTAGTGAAGCAACTGAAGCATATATTGATACGAGGACATATTAATGGCTAAGAAACGTCAAAATGATGCGTTGATTTGGAAAGAACGCATTGAACGTAGCAAAAAAGTTCGCAAAGAAAAACTTAAAGATGCCAAGAAGTATGTCCAGTTTTACAAGGGAAACCAGTGGATTGATAAGAAAACCATATTTAAGGAAAAACCTGTTGTAAATTTAATATTTCCTCATGTTAAAAGCCAGATTCCGTCATTGTATTTCCAGAATCCTAAATGGTTTGTTAGACCTACTGGAAAAGATGCGCTTGATTGGTTGAAAAATGCTCAAGTTGCTGAATATTATCTTAATCATTATGCTAATTATAATCTTGGATCATCTATAAAGAAACATATAAGGGCTGCAATACTAGATGCCTTCTTTATGTTTGGTGTCATTAAGACTGGATATGTACCAGATATTGAAGTAAATGACAATTATGGTAAATTCAAGATTAAAGGTTATGATGATAGTAATAATGAAATATATGAAACAGATAAATCTGGTAATTTTATAAAGGATGAAGATGAAGAAATAATAAGTTCTGATAAGTTCTTTTGCAAGAGAAGATCACCAGCAGCATTTTTGTTCGATCTTGAAGAAGAAACATTTATTGATGAAGGCAGATATATTATTGAACAAATACACACAAGTTACAAATCTTTTATGAAGGATAAGAAATATACCAACAAGAGTGAACTTAAAGCATCTTATTCTGTTAAGTCTGGACTCGATCTTGACGATAAAACATTAAGAAGGAAAGATGGTTACGATGAACTTGTTGATGATATTAAAAGGTTGGTTATTTATGAGATATATGATATTTTTAACGATGAAATAATTTGTGTATCTGATGGTTCGGATGAAATACATAGGAAGGATTCTACACCTGATGGAGTTGACAAACATCCATATTCTTTCTTGTATTTTAATTTAATACCTGATGAAATATATCCAATGTCTGATATTAAACCACTTAAACCAATACAAGAGGAATATAATATTGGACAAGCAATGATTAACACACATGCCAAAAGGTTTGGTAGAAAATATGTAGGAAATAAATCTGTTTTTGGTGATGATAATTGGGAAAAATTAAAAGACCCAGAAGATGGAACATTAATTGATATTAAGGCTGATCTTCCACTTAACAAATATTTAGATGTTGTTCCAGATGCCACTCTTGATCCAGCAGTATTTCAATACTTTGTTGCTCAAAAAGAGAACTTCTGGCAGGTAGGTGGTGCTAATGAGTATGATCGTGGTGGAGTTGAAAGACGTAAAACTGCTTATGAAGCATCGAAGATTTCACAAGGTTCTGAAATAAGGAAAGAAGATCGCAGATCACTTGTTGAAGATTTTGCTCAGAATATTGGATGGAAACTCCTTTATTCTATGCAACATAATATGAGCGTTGGAGATGCAATAAATATAGGTGGACAAGGTAAGGCTGCAAATTGGATACAAGTACAACCTGATGATATAAAAGGTAAATTTGTTGTTTCGGTAGAAGTTGGAAGTACAAGTCCAAAAATTCCAGAGAATGAACGTGCTGATTTTATGCAATTTATTCAGATACTTCCAACATTTCCACCCGAAGTTATACAGACTAAAGTTAATTTTAACGGACTTTTTAATGCATTTGCTAGAATGTTTTCTACCTTTACTGCTGAGGAAATTCTTAATGATGAAACACAAGAAGCTGCTGCTAAGAAGAAAATGATGCAGCAGCAGATGATACAAAATGCAATAGCTAATATGGGGAATGTTGGGCCTTCTAAGGCTGCAAGTCAACCTGCTCCGAAAGGAAAGAATCGTGCCTCTGTTTGATTTTGCTTGTGAAGAATGTAATGTTGTTTTGTATGACCAGTATAGGAATCATAGTGAAATGCATGTTGAGGCATTTCCTCATTGTCCTAAGTGTGGTGAAAAGACTAAGGTTATGTATCAAACAGTTACACATAGTACAAGAAATTTTGAAGCACAGTGGGTGCGTGATATAGATGATAAACCTGTATTTGTTCGTAATCGTAGTGAACTTCGTGATGCTATAGAAAGACATAATGATACAGAACTTGCATCTAAACAGGGTAGATTGCGAACATATGAACCTAAGTTGACACGGAGAGAAGTATGAGCGATTTGTTGTTAGAACAACAATTGTTTGCTAAAAATATAGCTAGATTGATATATTACCTTAATAATATGGGATTTGAGGTTACGTTTGGTGAAGCACAAAGAACTCAAGAGCAAGCCGAAATATATGCTAAACAAGGAAAAGGATCAAAATTTTCAAATCATATAATTCGTCTTGCTATTGATTTAATGCTTTTTAGGGGTGCTATATATCTTAAGAGTTGTGAAGATTATGAGATAGCTGGTAATTTCTGGAAATCCCTTCATCCCCTCAATAGGTGGGGTGGTGATTTTAAGAGTAAAGATGGAAACCATTTTAGTATGTTATGGCAAGGGAGGATGTAATGTTTAAGAAATGGATTATGAATGTTCTTATAGGAATTGACCAACTTGGAAATGCTATTTGGATGGGTGATCCAGATGAAACAATTTCCTCCAGACTTGGAAAATTAAAGGTGAAAAATGGAGGTAAAATTCCATGGTGGCCTAATCCACTTGCAAAAATCATTGATTTTGGACTTGATAAAATAGATAAAAACCATAGTGTTGATGCTATTGAAAAAGATGAGGGAAAAGAACAAGTAGTGGAGGACTTATGAAAACATGGATTAAAGGATTGGTGAGTGCAGCAATTGGTGCAGTAGCTAATTCAGTAACGGTAATTGTGGTTGCTCCTGAAACTTTTAACTTGCAAGATGGGTTGCCAAAACTTGCTTCTGTTGCTGCAGTATCAGCTATAGTAGCTGTAGCAAGTTATCTTAAAAAGAGTCCGTTACCAAACTAAAACCTATTGGGGGAATGGAGGAATAAAGATTATGAATAGTACAGAAAAGATTTCAGAAGATGGAAGAACCTTAACAGTCTTTACGGAAGATGATGATTCTTCCATAAAAGAAGATGATGGTAATGATGAGCATGCTGATACTGGTGATGATAGTATTGATGCTCTAGTTAATTTCGATGTTTCTAAGGTTCCAGATGAACATCGGCCAATGTTTGACCAACTTGTTGATGCAATAAAACAGCAGAAACTGTCCATTGAGAATCTGAAAACGAGGTCAGATTTCGCAGATGTGATGAGGACGATGCTTGAAACATCAAAAAGCTCTGCTCAAACGGACAAGGATAAGGAACCACCTAAACGGGAGAAATTGGCTGACAAACTGAAATTTGCCGCTGATGATTATTATGCGCCATTTTTTAAGATGATGGCTGAGGCTTTTGATAATCTCACTGACAATATCAGTGGATTTGCGCGAAACGTGGAGAACGAAACGGAGCAAGCGTTCAAGGATCGTGTAGGTCAGTACATCCAAGACAATGGAGTTTCCAAGGAAGTTCTCGCCAAAATGGACGAACTTGCTTCTACCCTTGGTAATTCAAAATTGGGGTATAGGAATCCAGCTTTTAGGGATTTAACTAAACTCCACCGTTTAGCTTGTAGTGAACTTGGGGTTAGTTTCAAGAAAGGTGAAAAATCTTCTGAAAAGAAGAAGGATGACAATCCACCTAAAAGGAAACCCAATGATCCTAAGAAGCGTATTGAGATGAACAGTAGCAGACGAACTGAGTCTGAGCCGAAAAAAATAACTTCTATGAAAGATGCTTTTGAAAAAGCCAAGGAAGATTTGGCTAGTAGATAAAGCAAGAAGGAGGGCAAAATGCCAGTCAACTCGATTACTTACAACTTTGACGATCTTCTTTCAAGCACTTGGATGAATTATCGTGATAAGTTGTACGAGAATATTTTTAATGCGTGTCCTTTTTTCTATTGGATTCACGCAAATGGTCGTAAACGGACTGAGGATGGTGGTGAAAGGATTGTTATTCCTTTGGAATATGGGAAGAATGATACCATCAAATCTATGACAAGTGGATATGATGTTGTTGATACAACTCCGCAGGAAGGCATTACTTCTGCTTATTTTCAGTGGAAGGAAATTGCTGGTTCTACCACGATTTCAAATAGAGAACTTGCTATAAATCAGGGTTCTCATAAGATTATTGATCTTCTCCAACAGAAGGCCAATAATACGGAAATGTCCATGACTGAAATTGTCAATGCTATGATGCTTGCATTTTCAGCAGGTAATGGCGGTCATGATCTTACTCCATTGTTTAAACTTATTCAGAAAACTCCTACTGGTTCCGATACAGTTGGTGGTATAAATCAGTCCACGTATGCATGGTGGCAGAATCAGATTAAATCATCTACTGCTACTACTTGGGCTGGATTTATTGCTGAAATGCTTCACCTTTATCTTTCCTGTTCTAAGGGTGGGTCGAAAGGTAAAAGGAGTTTTCCTGACCAGATTTTGTGTGATATGCGTTATTATGAAGCATATGAAAATGCTTGTCGTGCAAAGGGTCAGATTGTTATGACAAATGAAACAGTAGCAGACCTTGGCTTTGGTGGATTGAAGTTCAAGGGAGCGACCCTTATGTGGGACGAATATGTTCCTTCGGTGAATGATGAAGTTGCAATTACGGTTGATACTGTTGATACTTATTGGTCTAGTTACAGTAAATCAACTGCGGCTTTTATCAATTCAGAGTTTATAGAACTTGTTGTAATGAAAGGACAGGATTTTACGATTGGCCCATTTATTCAGCCTGAAAACCAGAAAGCAAAGACTTCACTTATTTATCTTATGGGTGAAATGTGTTGTTCCAACAGGCGGAAACAGGGTGTTCATTACAATGTTTCTCAGTCTATAACTGCATAAAAATATAAATAAAAAGGAGGTTGTGTAATATGTTGTTCACTCGACTGAATCGTACTGATCCTGAGAAAGTGTTTATGAATGTTAAAGCAGGTGAAGCACTTCTCATTGGGCGTCCGGTTGCCCTTCATTTCAGTGGTACTGATGATGGTAAGGCCGGATATCTTGCAGATGCAGCTACTGATGGTACTCTTGTAGTTGGTCTTGCTGATAAGGCAATTGCTTCTGGTGCTTATGGTCTTGTTCAGTGCTATGGTTATCGTTCTGATGCTCAGATAATCAATGCTTCTGATGCGGCTGCAAACTGCGGAGCAATTATGGCGATTGGTTCTGCTTCTTCCGGTCATTTGTATATGTCGGTATCGGTTGGTGCAGCTACGGCAGATCAGCCAGCATTTGTTCTTGCTCTTTCTGCATCTAAAACAACTTCTACTACACTTTATACTGGGGGAGTTTTCATCAGGTGCATGTAACAGTTTACAGATGCTGTTCTTGTCATAGAATAGTTACCGATGTTGAATTGGAGAAGTACGGGAAATGCCCCTTTTGCTCTGAAACCAGAGTAACGGGGGCAAACCCCAATAAGTTTGAAATTTTTAAACTGTTTTTTAGACTGTTATTCTTTAATCCAAAGGAGGGGGATAAAGATGGAGGAAATTAAGAAGAAAAAAGTAATGGTTGCAACTAATTTATATCAAGTTGATCCGATTGTTTATTCTGGACATGCACAACTTTTTTATAGACTTGGTAAAGCTATTGAAAACAAATTAAGTAACATGGCAGATATAGTTTTTACTGCTCCATGGAGAACACCAATTGATAAAGGCAGGAATGATGCTGCCGAATTGGCATTATATTATGAATGTGATTACTTATTTTTTTATGATGATGATATGTATTTTCCAGATGCTAATAAAATAATTCAGCTAATTAAGAGAATGATTGAAGATAAAGAAGATAGGATTCACATTCTTCAAGCAGAGGCTTTTATTCGTGGTTATCCGTTTAAACCTATGTTGTTCAAGTTGTACGATGTTGGTGAAAACAAGAAAATGAAAGCATTTGAAGATTATGAGGATTTTATAGAAGAAGATGGTCTTGTTAAATGCGATGCAGTTGGTTGTTGTTGTACTATAATTGATACAAGATTGTTTAAAATGACACCTAAGCCATGGTTTGTAACAGGAACAGGACATACTGAGGACATATATTTTTGTGTAAAAGCAAACCATTATAATGGTGGAGTTGGTATATATATGGATACAAATGTAAGTATTGGTCATTTGCTAGACAAGATAATACTTACAAAAGAAAATAGACCAATATTGAAAGAAATACATGAAAAATATAATCTTAATCAGTTGCTTTTGCCTGATCCAACATTTATACCATTGCAGAAAATGGGTAGAACAATGCAATTTGATTTCGATCATCGTGAAAACCCTCTAATAAGGGAATGCATACCAATTAGAAAAGAGGAGGTAACAGAAAATGGCTGATGAAGTTTGGGAAAAAAATGAAATTTATGTTAAGCACGGAAAAGGACTTAGGCAGTATCCATTTTCTTTTGGTAAACTTGTAAGTAGTGATGGTACTGTTGTTGGATCGGGAATGGTTCCTGATGGTGATGCTATTTATAACTATGATTTGCTTGCTACAGAATACGATTGTCCTCAAGATTTCGATCCGGTAATTGATCCACCTTTTTTGAATACTCCTGAGCTTGCAACTGGTATTATGGAAAATTCTGGACAATGGTAGATTGGGGGGTATTATGGTGAAACTTACGGAGGAAGAAATTAACAAATGTGAATACCTTAATGCTGGTTGTGGAACAGTAAGGTATGATGATTGTGTTAACATGGATGTTTCAGACAATAATGCATTTGTTGATTTGGATGTAGTTGGTGATGTTCTAAATATACCGTTTCCAAATGAAAGATTTAAAGGTGTTATATTTTCACATGTTTTAGAACATTTACCAAAGATTCAACATAAAAGAGCAATTCTTGAAATAAGAAGGGTTCTTAAACAGAATGGTAAGGTTTATATTGAGATACCTGATCTTTTGTCAGCTTGTGAGTTTTTTGTAGAAAATAATACAGGTCGGAGAGATTATTGGTATCAATGTATTTATGGAAGAAACGAATATGGTTCAGATCAACATCTTTCTGGACTTACAGAACAAGACCTTACCGATCTATTGTTTGATTGTGGATTTGGACATTTAGAATGGCTTGATCTTGATAAAGGTCAAGCATTGTTGGCAGTAATGGCTTATAAGCTGGATGAATTGCCATCGGAGAGATTATGAGTACATTAGATCAAATATATCAGAAGGTATATGCTAAACTTATTCAGGAAGTTGGTAGTTTTGAATGGTGGACTGAAGCCGAAGTTAAGCAGAATATCAATGATACATACCGTGAAACTTGTAGGGAAACTGAATGTATTTTAAAACGTGATGATGATACAACGCATACAGTTGCTGAACAAGTCGCATATGATATTCCATTACCTACAGGATATTCTGATATATTGAATCTTAAAAGAGTTTGGTACAATAATGAACCATTATCTCCTACTACTCCAAATGAACTTGATAAATTACTTTACGATTGGAGAGAAAGGGATAGCGGTAAACCATTTTGTTATTATTATGCACCTGGTGAAGAATTAACAAAGGTAAGTTTGTTTTATAAGCCATCAACAGCAGGTATTCATGTAGCTATGGAAATGTCACTTATTCCAGATGAAATGCTAGATGCTGGAAGTCCATTGTTTATATTCAAAGATGGACTTATTCTCTTTGATGCTGCGATGTATTGTTGTCTTAGTAAATCAGGTGGAGGACGTGATTTAGATAGAGCAAATTTTTATTTTGCACAATTTCAAACTAAGCTAATGGAAGCACTTGGTAAATCATTACATTCAAGACAGAAGCATGTTTTATATGGTGTTGATGAAGTATCTGTTCCAATTGGGCCAAGATTACCAAGTAATTATCCTAGTTCTGATTGAGGTATAAAAAATGGCACATACAAATACATGGGATGCATCTTACGAA